GTCTACAATATCACGTAGTCGTTCCATATCTTGACGCGGTGGCATCATATCTGGAGTAACTTGAGCTGCGCCTCCCATGCCTGCATTTTTCATCATGTTAATTAAGTCTGATACATTTTTTTCACCACTAGCATTTAAACTAATGTTCATAGATACTGGCATACCTTCGTCTGCTGGCTTTGGCGCCATCATTGGATCAGCACTAGCATTCATGCCACACTCTTCGATGTTGTCCATTGACTCTAATAATTTTTTCATATTCATTTTATTTCTCCGTTGGTGCTGCTGCGGCAGGATCGTGCTCACGCTCTTTTCTTGCTGTTTCAAGCTCTTTTAATAATTCCATTACACGACTTTCGCCTGCTGATTCTTGCGCACTTTCTGATTTTAATTCTTCAGTTGTTAACAAAGTTTCATATGGACCTTCGTCAGCTTTTTCTTGGTAATCTTCTCTAGGATCATTAGCTCCTCTTACTATAACATATGCTTGATCTATGCCGCAGCAACGCCCAACATACTCTTGCATTACTTGCGGAGTAGTAGGATAGCCAAGTTCAACATCGTAGTAAGTAACTTCCATATTTTGAAGTTGTGGAAAATCTAGTGGACGTTCTTGTATTGGTGTTTTCTTTCCAGCACCGATACTTTGGATATCAAATTTCTTTAGAGAAGTTTCTAAAGTATCTTCGAACTCTTTTGGTAGCTCACCGGCAACGCCCATTTTAAATTCATAAGTCTTTTTAGACTCTGTTAGTATTTCAGTAAATGATCTCATCGTAATTCCTTATATACTATTTATCTTTATTCATACCTTTTAGCTGTGCTAATAAGCTATTACGGTCTGTTACAACATATCCGTCACCATTAACAATGTCGCTATTATTTGGATTTGAATCTTTATCTTGCTTTTCTTTTTTAAGTTGTAATTCTATCATTTTAAGCTTTTTATCTAGTTTTGCTGTTTTAGCATCTAAAGAAGTCTTAAGCATGCCGCCTGCAACTTCAAATACTCTACTTGCATAGCGTGACTCAACATTCATACCTAAGTCCATTAAATCGTCATATGCATCCATGGCTTTTTGTGCAACTTCGTTAAGTTCTTTATCAGCCATATCTCCTAAGCCCTTAACTGCAGGTAGTGCTGAAGTAATTTTATCAAACTCTTCCATATCACGTATTGTTTTATTTTGTTCTTTGACTTCGTATTTTGCTTGCTGTTTTTCTTGCTTCTCAGCGTTTTTGATAATTTCTTTTGAATCAGGTAAATTAAGCAAGTCTTCAAGTTTTTTAGTCATAGTATTACACCTATATTATTTGAAGTATTTAGTTAAAATTCGTAGCCGTAAAATTTAATATCTTCTTAGCCCCACCAGCCGGCGCCAAGTCCTGTTAGCCATACACTGCCTCCGATGATTGCGGCAAGCATGACTAATAACCCAGTAAGCATAAGTCCTTCAAAGAATGCTGCTTTACGTTCTTGTTGCTTGTATAAAGTTTCTTCACGTTCCTTACGTATCTGTCTACGTAACTCGATCATTTCTTTCCAGGTACCATACCCGAAACGCACATTAAGCATTTCTTGTAGTTCTTTTTCTTGTTCAGCTAGTTTCTTTTTATGTACAATAATACTTAGAGCTTCTTCCTCTACAGAACCGCCGTTAAATAGTTTTGTAAAGATAGGCGGATTCTTGCGCTGAGTTTCAGCACGATTTATATCTGCTGCTGCGCCATACCACTTGCCTAGTTGCCCTACTACGTCTTCAAGTTCTCTGCCAGCATATACTAGTTTCTTAACTCCATTATAGGCGGCCGTTGCGGCGGAGATCGCTGTAATTGGATCTATCATAATTTTACCCTCAATTTATGGAGTTTGCCCTCTCCATAAGTATTTAGCCTATTTACGTGTGCGGCCTTGGTGGTATAAATCTTTTTCAGTTATAATACGAAATGTAATTTTATTTTGTTTTGACCAAGTTCGTGCTGCTTCCCACTTTGCTTGATTGATTACATAATGAACTTGATTATGTTTTGATTTTCCTAGATTTTCTTTTACAGCTTGATTGCTAGGTTTTACTTCAATAAGTTCAGCGTGACTTCTGCCTTTTGCATCATTATATGCTATAAAGAAATCTGGAACATAAATGGTGTGTTTGCCAGTTAATGGATTTCTGTAAGGAATACGTATTGCTTCACTTGCCCATTGACTTACGCTAGGATGCTCGTCACAAAAACGCAT